ATCCTCGCGTTATATGGGGTATACCATCAGCGATTTTTATGATGTCGTCTACTTTTTCGAATATGCATGAGAATTTGAATTTCTCAATCAGTTCGAATTCTCTAGTCAACCTATCATGATATTTCTTTTGAGGAGGTATTGGCCTTTTGAATCGTTGTATGAGATTATGCATGTATTCTCAGTATTCATATATTTTTTCAAGCACCTAAATATATATCTTACGGCAGTATAGTTCACTATCTATTTAACGCAGCTATAAATTGTAATGCAAGTATGATAATGAATACTATCGCTAATGGTTGGCTGTTTGATGCCATTGCTACCAATACTAGCACACCAAAAAGGCCAAAAATAGCATTGCCTGCCGTCACACCATCTCTATAATAGCTGCTCATCGTATCTTCCTATCGCTGGTTTTATTGTCACTCGTTTTCCCCGTCGCATTGGGTGATACCCTGTTAACAATTCTATGGAAATGTCTCCGAGCTTTCCAATGTTGTCCAAAAAAGCACGGGTCATCCCCAGTCATGATATTTGGCCTTGTGCGGAGAGTATAGGGTAAGCCCAAGGGATCTTCGTCTTTTTCCTTGACCAACTCAATTGTGATACCATTCACTGTCACAGAGTTAATCATTATCAGATCATCTTCAAGCATTGTTCGACCCATTCTGCTCTTGTCTATCATTCAATTTAGGCATAGGTATATAGGACGTCTCGCATCCACCTTCCTCATCGAAAGCCTTAACCGCTATAGCAGGCACACAGTCGCCCATCCAGTCCTCACATGGCGCAAGGTCGCCCAGCCCGCAACCACATTCACCATTACACAGCCCCTCAGCACCTATCTGCCGGAGCTGAATTGCTATCATATCAAGAACTCTCATTGTTTAGTCCCTATCCCCATAGTTCTCAATATCATATTGCTCAGCCTCATAGTACATCGCCAACTCTATATTCTCCGCCTCTTCTTGGCATTCCAGCATCAATTCATGGCTGCACGGGACTGGTTTCACAGTATGATACATCCACACAATATAATGCGGATCTATAATCGAAACATCACCCGGTGTCATACCTCTATACTTGCCAAAAGCAAGGTAGACCTCATCAATATCCTTGATATCGCTCATTTCTGCTCCCCCGTATACTTCTCGAACTTCCCCAATTCGATGTACCACATCGGAATTGAACTATTAATCAGAAAGGCTTTAGCACTATCTGATGTCCATACAGCAATATGGCCACTAGAATTCTTCTCATACTCACCCGTCTTATGAATCTTCCTACACCACACAACAGGCCGTACCTCATCAATACCATTAGACATCACATACTCCAATATTAGCAAGCCTCATCAAATTGGGTTAGTATGATCTTGTGGGTCTCCGCTTCTGTCGCATCTTTTGGTATCCATGTCGCTTCGGCCTCAGACGGCGAAACAAACTCAATTGAGTGATAAAACCAAGGGAAATACCATTCGAACAATATCGTCTGATTCACAGTCGCTGAGACTCTATGAGGAGCCGGTATCAGGCCATAGGCGAAAAAGCGCGACGCCGAATCCACAAGCTCAGCAGGTGGAGCAATTGAATCTTCCCCATCAAAATTATTCCCATAATTTCGTATTCTAAGCAATTCAGAGTCAATAGATTCAAGTGGCGTCATCGGCGCTCCATCGATCTTGTCACTCATCACACGCTCCATTCTTAGCAATTCTAGCCTCACGAGAACGCTCAGAAATCCTCACACGAACCTCATCAGAAACATTCCTAGCCCTAACACTAGCCTCACAACGCATCTCCTCAGACCATGCACCCACCAACTTAGAATTCAAACGCTCCCTCAACACACCACCATCAAAAACAATATCATACTTCACACAAAGACGCTGAACAGACGCAATAGACGAATTAAACATCAACGCCAACTCACCAACAGAATGCTTATCCCTATTCTCCCGAATATACCTAATAGTTTCCTCATTATCAAGCTTACTCTTCATCTTAAGAGCACCAACCTCACTGCGAGAACGACTAAGCCCAAGATGCTTACACAATTTGGCTATAGTACGCTCCGGCTCATAATAATACTCACCAATCTCTGCATGTGTCCAGCCCTCATTAAACAGTTTAATCGTCAGCTGCTTAATCTCATCACTGAACCGCTCATGAACTGGAACTGGCGCAGGCATTATACGCTCTCCTGACTCTTGCGTAGACTATAGTAATCATCAAAAACTGCTTTGATGTCATCATTCGAATGGGTATTCTTAGCTAGATTAACCCATTTGCATACTAACTGCACATTACCGTGGATATACCCTTGACTAGAATCAATACGATCGCAGGAAATAGAGTATAGATTATTCCAAATATGCTGCATTTGCAGTCCTGTAACCGCACATTTTCCACCAGCTTTTTCATATAGCTCTTTAATATACTCATATGTTATATTGTGAGCTAGTTCTCGACGTCTTCCTCCATCTCTCTTACATGCGCATAGCAATGTTCTCCTAGACAGATTCTTTAAATATGCATCTATATTAGATTGATAATACTGATTTGCTCTCTCCCTCAATGCTGGTTGGTTAATCTTGTAATAAGTTCTATTCTTTGCTTTTAGCTCCTCCAGATTATCCGATCGGTATTGCTTTTGAGCTTTATTATAGCAAAGCATGCAAAGATTCTTACCATCTTTAAAGTCAGCACTCCCGCGAGGTGCTTTGCATTCTCTGCAGATGTCGTGGTCTGGTTTGCTACCTCTAACCACGATCACTTCTTTGCATTCCACACACACATATCGCTCTGGGTTCTTCTCTTTGAGCATTTTGTCAGAGCCACAGCTACAACTATCTGGTCTCTTCAAGCTGGCCATATTTGCCTCCTATATGAAATAAAATACATAGAAACGACAATGCCCAAATCTTTCGATTTGGGCATTGTTATGAACCGCTATGGTAAGCATCCCCTTAAGGACGCTGGTTTTTTTTACAGGTTAGAAACATTTATTGTCGCATAGTATAGACCGCCATCCTCAATCAGCTTCTTACCATAACGGCACATGATGCCCTTAGATGGCGAGTAGCTGTTGGGGTCGAGAACCGTAGGGGTGCTCAGCAGCGGAATATAAGGAGCATAGAAGTAACCAGCATCCAGAACGCTTGATCCCTTAAAGCCCATCAGGATTTTGCAGTTAGGGAACAATGGGTCCTTGTAGAGGCGCATCTTGCCTTGGATTGTTCCAACGTTCATGATTCCGATGTCCACACCTTCGGTGTTCATGGCGTCTGAGGCGCGGAAGTCGTTGAGTTGCTCGAACTTCGATGCGATGTCGGCGCTCATAACCATCCAGTTAGCAGGGCCACGCAGGGTGGTTCTGTGGATGATGTTGGCAACTTCGAGTGACTTGTACATCAGGGCGATGTTACGGTCGGTGAAGTTAACCGAAGCACCAGCAGCGGTGGCGAAGTTGTGATCGGCGCGGATAGCGGCAGCAATGATGAGGTCATTGATGATTTCCCGGTCGATTTCGGCAACCATTTCATCGGCCATGAGGTCGGTCAGGGTGCTCTCAGCGTCAATGTTATGGACTGACTTGAGGTCTTGAGCGGCTTCGAGGCTCCAGGATGTCTTCAGCTTACGGGTGATTGCGGAGACCGAATCACTGTCGATGCTGAGGGTGACTTCTGGTTGGAATGGGTTGGATTCCAGGTCGTACTCGTAGTTGATGCGAGCGATCGCGCCAACTGGGTAGATGCCCGCTGTGAGGCGGATGTTTACTTCGCCGGTGGCGTGGTTGAAGCTTGAAGAGGCTTCGTTGACTGCCAGATTAGCGGTGAAGCTACAGTCGCCGATGACAACCGTGTCGACTGCGCCGTCGGAGTCGAAGGTGACGCGGAGACATGGTGTTGGGTCGTTACAAGCTGGGCTTGCTCCGGCTTCGTCGGTGTAGACTTCTACGGCTACTGTACCGGCGAGAACTGGGCGGTGAGCCAGTGTTTGTTGGACGTGGTTACGGTTCAGAATCGTACCGGTTTCACCCACAACTTGTTGTGAGGAGTAGTATGGGTCAAGAGCCCAGCCGTTGTTACGGGCGTAACTTTGGGCTGTGTTTTGGCGCATAATCTGTGTTCCGGCGACCGTTTGTCCCTTGGAGAGGGCGTAGCGATAGCGGATGTAGAAGATGAGCGATGCTGGCTGGCTCATTGGCTGGACACCGACCAGGTTGTCGGCGATCAGCTTTGGATATGATTTGCGGATGAGGGGGAGGGCAAACCGTGTGAAGTCAGCGATGTTCGCTGTCGTGGTCTGGTCTTCCAGGATCATGGAGCGACGTTCTGGGTTCCAGGCGTTGAACTGGTTTTCCAGGATGCTGGCCATGAGGCCGAATTTGGCCTTAGGTACTTCTTTGCACTTGTTGAGGACTGAGGCCCATTTGCCAACGAGTTGGTTTTTCTTGGACTCGTGGATAATGCTGGCCTTGTGGAGGTCCGTGGCGGCTCCAGCGATGGCTTGGCGGTTTTCGGTGAGGTGACGACGGCCTTGTGGGGCGCGTGATTGTGTTCTGGGTAGCATTTACTAACTCCGTACCTGTTCAGGAAAAAGTGTGTGAAATCGGATTCTAGTGTCAGACGAGGTCCGTGTCCATGTTTGCCGCGATGTCCAGGACTGTAATGTTACTGGTCGGTCGGACAGTTACGTTACTTTGTCTTGGCTTCGAGGCTGGACGGCGCTCTTGGCTTTCGAGAAGAGTGGCCCGAGTCGTTGTCGGTTTGCTTTGACGCACGGTAGGTTCCATACGGCGGGGTGAGCGGTTTTCTACAACCGGTCTGCTCGCGTTTTGGAATTTAGCGTTTTCGGCGACTAGGGCTCGGTTCTGCTTCAGGGCTTTTTCGGCGATAGCTGTCTTACGATTAGCTTCGGCGACTGCTCTGTTGCGTTCTTCTGCAAGTTGCTGAGCTCGACGGTTGGCTTTTTCCAGAGCGGCGGCGGATTGTCCATTTGCAATACCATTCAGCTGTACGCCTTCGAGCAGTGCTCGAACGCTCTTGAGCTTGGTCATTGCTTGGGATTCGCTTAATGCCGACATTTTAGCCAGCTGGGTCTCGATCGCAGCGGATTTTGTCTCACAGAAAATCTGGAGACGACGGGCTAGCTCACGCTTGTGGGCTTCCGTTTCTTCGACGCAGACCTTCTTGGTTTTTTCAACTGTGCTATTAAAATTAGCAGCAAATTGCTCTTGAAGACCTGTCTTGTATCTGTCCAAAGATTCAGCAATCGCATTTACCAATTCAGGCTTGCAACCAGACTTGGAGAGCAACTCTTTGATCTTATCCATTATCAGCTCCTATAGGGACCAGTTTAGCTTATTTTTGCCGAAATCCCTAAAAATATTCATACTCGGCACAATAGTCATATAGTATTTTTTCTCAATTACCATCGTCATCGTCATCGTCCTCAGCATAAGCAGCCTTCATATCCTGCAAAAGCTTACCAATCTCATCCACAGTATCAGCAACAGCATTACGATCCTTCAACTTATCCAACATAACAGCCTTAAAAACTGCATATTCACGCCTCAACGCAGCCTTGGCAGGCTCAGAAGGCGAAATACCATACACACCATCCAAAACACCAAGCATATCAACATACCCATCAGCCGCCTCATCAGAACACCCCAAAGCCTTCTTGATAATCCTCTTCAAATTCTTTTGTAGACGGAAGAATTTAAGTTGCTTCTCTTGTTGATAAGACTTTTTAACGACATTCTCCCGAACCTCCTTCACAAAATGCGATGCCAGACCAGACTCACCAGCCAAAATAGAGTCATAAACACTCTTAGAAATGTAATAATCAGCACGAAATGGAATATAAGCATATTTATGAAGAGCAGGCTCATCCAAAAACCGTTTCATAAACCTATCATACACAATGTTCATATCATCAGTAAAACCAGAAAAATTCAAAAACGCCGGAGCGTCGCCGAGTCTATCAACATAATCAGTCAAGCAATTAATCATAATACTGTAGACAAACACCTCATTCTTCAACCCAGTCTTATCAAAATTCTCAATACCACTAGGATCATTACCCCAAGTCAACCCCGTTCCTACAGATCCAGGATACTTTTTCAAAATCGCTTTCATCACCTTAGACATTCCTAAAGGATCATTGGCTATATTAACATTATAATAAGGACTCTTAGCCCCAAGCTTAGGATCTCTAAAAACATAATTATATTCACCATTCTTGATAATGGGCTCTATACCAAGGCTTTTTAACTTCTGCGGATCTCGATCAAACACTTCATTAAGAACAAGGCTTACTTTTTCTTTGAATCTCATAGCGCACCCCAACATGGTTCAAGTATAAAATATTTTCACAATCAAACCATAACGGCGACAAGACTACATTATCAGCTCTTATAAGATGAGCACTTAATAGCAAACCCAACAACAAGTATACCCACAATGAACCACCCAATCAGCTCTACTATCAGCCTGATGCACAGCATAGATCACCCCTCGCAAAGCACATCAAAATGTAACGTACTTGATATTTGAAAAGCAAAACTGGTGCCTCTGCCCAGAAGTCAAATGCCCCTGCCAGCCATCAGGGATATAGCAAGTCGTGTCAGCCTTACCTAAAGCAGAAGCAAGAACAGCCTGACCACTAAATGAACACACAAAATGATGACAACTATGGATAACGTCAGCATAGTGCATCAACGAATCAACATCAACATGTCCATTAACGGAGAACTCATTATTCACAGCCGTGGTAACCTTGCGCTTAAAAACAGGACTCACTACAAGCTTACCCGGGAACTGCTCCCGAATCATCTCGTTGAATCGCAACGGTATGCTATTAGAACCACTCACACCACTAATATCTATGACAACTATATCCTTAAGCTCATCTATAAAATTGGGCTTGTAATATAACTTGCAGAGATCATTCTTAGGGGCAAAACCGTGAGCGATCTCTTGATTAAAAACAATGTTTTTATGAGGCACTATCCTCTTATCATACATGCAACTACCGATATTATGCGGTTCTTTCGATATGCCTTTAACGAATGGATTTGTCCCCCACACTAGGTCGTATATCTCCGGACTCCTATAGGCATTAGCTTCTGAGACGTAAAAATCCCATCCACAATCAGCGTATAACTCCGGCAATGTGCTGTATTGCAGATTATCTCCGAGGCCACCCCAAGGCTGAAACAAGATTTTATTCATATATCCTTCTTTGGTCTTAGAGACATTCTAGTAGTATTTACATATAGCCGAACAACATAAGGGACCAAAAAATGAACAATATACCAGCTAATAAAGAGACCTGCGAAGTCTCTTTGAATATCCTAAAAAGAATGCAACCATGGGGGGTAAAAAACTCGCCATATGCTTATAACCATATAGTTCCTGCCTCTACACTAAGCCCTTGGTATAGCGATATAGAATTCATAGAAATCTATTCCAAAATAGGCATAAACTACACCCTCGTCGACCATTATAGGTGCTATGAACTCTGGACGCTAGCAAAGCAGTCCCACAAGATACCAGGTGTAATCCTAGAAGTTGGTGTATGGAGGGGAGGCTCCGGGGCTCTTCTAGCCAAAGCCGCACCCGACAAAAAAGTATACTTGGCAGATACGTTTAGTGGGGTCGTCAAGGCATCCAGTAAAGACTTAACTTATATTGGTGGAGAACATTCTGATACTTCTAGAGCGACAGTCCAGACAATACTGGACGAATTAGATATCACAAACGCGGAGGTGCTAGTTGGCGTATTTCCCGACGACACTGGGCATATGATTTCAGAAAATATAGCGCTATTACATTGTGATGTAGACGTTTATGAGTCAGCAAGAGACATTACGCAATGGTGCCTGCCAAAGCTTTCAGTCGGTGGTATACTCGTATTTGATGACTATGGGTTTGAACAATGCAATGGAATAAGCTTGCTTTGTGATATGCTTAGAGAAGATGAGAATTTGCTGTATTTATATAATCTAAATGGGCATGCGATATTCATTAAAATTAAATGATGATCTTTACAAAACATAATTTCTTACCACCATACTTTTTAATATATCCGAACTGCTCTGCATAAGCGTTCTCAGTTGTGCTAAGCCTTTTAGCCCTAGAGTATAATGTCTTCTTATGCATCACCCATCCATTCTGATCCACATACCAATAATCAGAGTCAACCTCGTGGTGCATCTTAAAACCCAAAGACTTATAGGCAGCTCCAGTATGTCCAACTGTGGTGTCACAATAGCTCACAATATTATCACAGTCCAAATGCTTAAATGTCTTAGACAGAAAATAACTCGCCATATTATGCTTTTGGTAACTGGGATGAATACACAGCCTTGCTAGTTCTAAACTCTTACCATCGAACTGATGACCAATATTCTGACGGACCAAGTTAGAATAAACGGCACAAGCCACAAGCTCATCCCCTAAAAAAGCTCCAAAGCATTTGCCTGACCTTCCCTTCCCAATATAGTGATAAGCATCGAGGAAGCTATTCAAGGACTTCGCTGATACATCATCAGATATTTTAAGATCCTTAAAATCAAAATCGTTCACCTTAACATCAATGCCAAACTTGGACTTCAGCCTTCCGAGTACCTTATCCTTAGCATAAAATTCATGCTCCCAGATATACATTATCTCATATTCTGGAAAATACTTCTCGATATAGGTGAATTTAGCCTTATCTCTGGCAGGTGCTCTTTCTAATGTATGCCAATAGTCACCCTGACATTCAATCAATAGTCTTTTATACCTCGTAGGGACCATACAATCGAAGACATATGGCCCTATCACTGTATTTGGACCCTCTTTGTGATAGGCGATATTCAAATCATCTAGAAACTTGTAGAGTAACCTCTGAATATTACTCTCTCTAGGCTGATTAGCCCTAGCAACAGCCATTTTGGACTTCATGTCTTCAGTATATCCTGATGATTGCTTAGCTCTGTAGCCATCATTATTCCATAAAGCTTTGCTCTGCCTACTCTTTAATTCAGAATAGTCTTCTCTTTGCCAAGCCAATTTTACTGATTCTGATAGCATCTTAATTCTCTGTGTATCAGACCATATCTTCTGTGATATTTCTGATCTTCTGTCTTTGGATAACTCCTTTTTAGCAGACATTTGGTCCCTATAACTGCTATCTGCCCACCTCTCTTTAGCTAATTCTGATAGTATCTTTTTACCCTCTTCAGACGGGGTATTGTGAACCACAATGAATTTTCCATCCTTATGCCCTTGAACCATAGCACAATGATGGCATCTCCAATCTTTAAACCTTCCAGCCCTAAATAGCTGCTCCTGTGTCTTACCACAATCAATGCAAGTATAAATCACTATTTCGTTAGTCTTAATCTCATGCTTCTGCTTAACACATGACATGCATATATGCTCTGGCTTTCTTTTAGCCACTTGATATAGCTGGCTTCTAGGCTTATTGCATTTTTCGCAGACGACAATAATTTTGTCTTTATTTTTCGCTATTTCTGCCGATGATTTTGAAAGCTGCCAATCTATCATATGAGTGCTCCTTATTATATTTATAATACAAAGAGCTGCCAAGCTACGGATTATATGAAAAAGGCCAACAGTTTCCTGTTGGCCTTGGGCCTAGGATAAAACCCTAGGGGAGGAATTATTTAACACCAAAATACTTGTTGATCTCTTTAACAAGCATGTCCTGGTATACTTCTGGTCTAAACATCGCCTTCTTCTCTTGGATAGGACGTACTCTTTTTTGCAGTCCTTCTGAGATGTTTAGAATAGCGCCAGTTACTGATGGTTCGGCGACAACATCCCACGTCACGAAAGAATACCCTGGAAGTACTCTGTAGATCTCTTTGCCATTGTGTTCGACGATTTCCATGTCGCCCACGCCGCGAGAGGAGATCCCAACTTGGATTTTGTGCTCAAACAGGCCCCGCAGGCATGCCCCCAGTGGTAGTTTATGGAGCACTTCTGCTTCACCGTATACCTTCTTGCCTTCCATCCAGATTTTAGTCATAAGGTGACTAATGCGATCTAGGTGGATTTTGGCGTCTGCTGGGTGGTCGTATTCGCCCATCACTGATCTTCTTGAGATATCCTCTTGGATGTCTCTTACAGCTGGGCCTAGCACATCGTTAGAGCTATAGACTCTACCGTTGGCGTTTTCGTTATCGCCCATTTGGATGAGCCCGGTGATTTTCATCACTTGGTGCTCGCGTCCATTTGAGTCTTCTGCCATCACTTTTTTCTGGTCAAGCACTTGGAATGGGTAAGTGTCTTGCATCAGGGAGTAACCGGCAGGAATCATGCCGGTTTCGGCTATCAGCCGCCGATCAATTGATCGGCGGTTTGCGTTTCTTGAGCGGATCATTTTTTGCCACCTTTTCTTGCGAATGGTGGGTTTGATCCTTTGCCATCATCGGTTTTAAGATCAGGACCCATGCCCTCTAGCTTGTTACCGTTACCTTTTTTGCCGATGGCGTGTTTTGGTACTTCACGGCGATCAGCGTTTGCGACTTTATTGTAGCCGCCTTCTGATGGAGCTGTGATGTCCATATCTTCGGCCAGACCTTCATCATCGTCGTCAGACTCATCATCTTCATCAGACTCTTCGTCATCAGACTCTTCGTCATCAGACTCTTCGTCTTCGTCTTCTTCGTCGTCTTTATCGAAATCAGGCATTTCGTCGCCATCGAGGTCTTTCTTGACTTCGATCGTGTCGTCAACTGGCTCGATCTCGACTGCGTCTACTGGCTTCATTTCGTCCATGTCTTCGTCATCAATATCTTCGTCATCGACGTCGATATCTCCAGACAATTCCACCTTCATTGAACCATTCTTGCCAGTAGTGATAACTGCCATAGCTTCGTTGAGAGCCTGATCTTCTTCAGAGCTGGCTCCACGGAGCTGTTCGACCGATTCGGTTAGCCATCTCGTGAAGGCAGAAGAGTCACCTTTAGCCAGACCGGCTGAAGCCAGAGCACCCTTGACGAGTTTGGCAGGAATCGGGATTTCAGCACTGATACCATCTTCGCTCAGGATTACAGGCTGAATCGAGCTAGCTGAACCACCGTGATCAAGGATGAAGTTAACACCGTTGATCATGCCCATGGCTGCATCTTCTTGTCGCTCAAGCCAAGTGATCTTGCCTTCTGAGGCGACACCCCTCTTGGACTTGCTAGCTGTCATGCCAGCTCTGCCGTAACCAGCCTTCTTCATACGGGCTGATTTGTACTGGTCTTCTGCGAAGCCATCATCTTCGTCACCTGGATGCACCGGAGGAGGCGTTCCATCTGCACGACGGGCGAACAAGTCTACCAAGTTACCAGTTTCCATGGCATTATAAATGTCACGGGCAAGAACAATGTATCCACCCTTGACAATTTCATCCCAATCATAGCCATATTTCTGAGCTAACTGTCTGCCTGTCTTAGTACCGACTTTGACGTATTCCTTGTCGTACGAGTCTCTTTCGAAGACGTCATATTCTTCCATGTCATTTGAAAGCTGATCGTCGCTTTCTTTAACCGTAGCGAAAGGATTGCCATCAGATTCTTCAGATTCTTCGTCCGAATCTTCGTCGTCCTTATGCTTCTTGGCGAACGGCTTGGCAGCACCTGGGAACGGAGCCTTGGCTTCTGAAATGAAAGTCTGGACGGCTTGCTCGATAGCAGCTTCCATTCTAGCTTCTGGAACTCTCAGGCCAACAGCTTCGATACTGGCTTCAGCCATGTCATCAAGATTTTCAGCAAGATCTCTGCCGGTGAGGTTATGCTCAACAGCCAGACGTCGCATCAAGCCAACAACACGGTCGAGGTCAGCTTCATCTTTAATGACTGGCGAACCGTATTCCATCAGATAAGAAGACTTACCCTTGCCTGAGAAGGCATATGGGTCATTCGACTCTTCAATTTCGTGATCAACTTCTTCTGTGTCATCCGAAAGATCATCATTTTCATCGTTCATCTCATAATGAAGCGGACGCGATTCATTGAGTGAGCTGAAACGATTACGTGATTCGAAACGAGGTGGTGCCGGGGCTGCTGGAGCTGCTGGAGCGCCTGCCGCACCTGGGCCTGCTGGAGCTGGGGCCGGGGCTGGAGCCGGAGCTGGTGCGAATTCTTCTTCGCCGCCGAGCATAGAGTCGAGCTCATCGTCTTCTGACGGTGGCATTTCTGGATCGAGCTCTTCTTCCTCAGCACTACCGCTTGATCCACCGATTTGGATCAGAGGGCTGTTGATATTAATGATTGGTTGGCCTTTTCCGCCACCATTCGAAATAGCATCAACTGGTGCGTTCATTCCACCACCCGCGCCACCCATGTCGCCAGGCATTGAATCGAAGTCTTTGAGTGATTCTGATGCTGACAATTCTTCTTGAATTGTGGCGATCAGGTCTTCTGCTTCGTAGATCGCTGAATCATCAAAGTCTGATCTCTTCAAGCGTGAGATGAGGCTCATCAGCTTGCTTGAAAGGTCATGCGATTCTTTGATTTTTGGCGTTTTGTCGCGGAGGACTTGGAGCGTCGTGGCGAGTGATTCAGCAGCGACTTGGCGGTTGCTGATTGCTTCGAACACGAGGTGGAGGAATTTATTGTATGAAGCTTCGAAGTTTTTGGATTCTGATAGAATCTGAACGTTTTCTGCGAGCACTGGGTGTTCGGCGTTTCTCGCGATTGCTTTCCACTCTTTTACAATCTTGTTCTTACTGACTTTTAAGTTAGTCTTGAAGAAGAGTGTTGATGTGTCGTCACAGAGTTGTTGGTTGAATACACCTTGTGTTGCAAGAGTGTTCTCGATCAGTGTCGAGACTTGTTTCCGGTTTAACAGTGTGAATTCTTCCATTTCCATCAGGAATGGTGCGAGTGTCTTGATTGCGTTCTCTATTTTGTTTTCAGCAATCATATTGGACACTGCGAGGATTCTTTCCTGGAATCCTTGGCTTTGGTAGGCGGTGTTTGCTACGTCTCGCATCTTGCGAGCTACCAGTTTGCGGGTTGCCCATTTGGTGACTGGAAGTCTAAAGCGTTGACCGTCGTTGAAGTATCCGGCAGTTACCTGACCGTTTTCGACGATTACTTTATCTTGTAGACTTTCTACGATAGTTGAAACTAGCTTGTCTTTAACTGATTCGTTAAAACCGTCTTGGCTTACACTGATATTACGGATAATACCGTCTCTTGTGCGGACCACACCCGAAGCTGGGACTGTTCGTCCGCTAAATCTTTGGGCTTTCATTCTGCCAAAGGCAGATGACATTTTGCTCTGATCGTTTTCTTCGATTGCATTGACTAAACGCAAGCAGGAGTCTTCGAATAATCCGGCTTTTTCACCTTCAACGACCTCAATGGAACGAATATTGCTGATAGCAATACGGCCTTGATCTTTTGTATGCGATGCTACAAAAAATTGATTGTCATTGACGTCTTCGATGAATAAATCTTTAGAGCGAAGAGCGGCTAATCGCCACTGTTTGCCCGCCAATTTACCCATCTCTTCGACCTTTTCGGAGAAGAATGAAACTCTTGCTTGAGCGCTATCGTTCAACGCACTCAGAAACTTTCGGCTATCCATTTTGATACTTGAACTAGCCATAGTATTCTGATTTTGTGCCATGTTATGACCCCTTATGCTTGCATGCATATTAAACTACTCATAAATTTGCCGAGAAACCAACCATATGTCTCTCCGGCCAGACCCGTTTACCCAACTATAGCAGGTAGATCATCATCAGTAATATCGCCCTCTTCTGCCTCAGGCTTAGCGACATTCTCCATTAAAACATCATAATTCTCCCTGATAGCGTCATTTCTCTCACCCTCATCAACAGACCAACGGACCAAACAGCTCTCAGAACGACTAGGATCATAAATATCTAAACCATCATTCAGATACCTCTCCCTAGTCAAACCATCGAATTCCTTAGTATTCAGCATGAACTCATATGCATTATTAAAGGACTGCTCTTCATCCTTATAGACCTCTTTATTCTGACGCTTAGTCCAAGACTCCATGATTTTACGTCGTCTGTTACGATCCCTGGTCTTAGCCATCTCATTAATCAGACGACGATTAGCAGACTGATCAAGCCCATACAAGCCTTCAGGTAACCCACCCTCAGGAGGAGCACCAGCTTCAGGACCACCAGCCGCGCCAGCCTCAGGAGGAGCACCACCAGCCTCACCACCCTCAGGAGGAGCCCCCTCAGGACCCCCCTCAATGCCGCCCAAATCATCACCGCCCCCAAGATCAGCCATTCCACCGCCCATCCCACCACCGCCACCAAAACCGCCACCACCACCGGCAGCCTCATCAGCCTCAACATCCTTAAGCTCTTCAATCTCATCAGGAGACAAATCAGTAAAATGAGTAACAATCCACTCCTTAGGAAACCAGCCCAAATCCTTTAAATCATTCATAACAGAAGCACGAGTCTGCCAAGTCTCAATCCTATAAAGCTCCTCCAAAGCAGAGCCAGCAGAAAACATCAGCTCAAAGCCCTTCATATCATCCACAGAATAACCGCGCAACGCAAGGTGAACAATAGCAACCTTAGTTAAGCCATTAACACCCTCACGCTGCACCCACTGAACAGCCTTAGCAAACTCAGAACTGGACTGCGATAGCGACTTATCGTTAGCCTCACCAGCACCATCGCCAATCCCGACTCTCGCAAACGGGATCTTCATGGGAGCAATCATCTTTTTCTTGAAATACTCGATATCCTTGATCTGATCGAGATTCTCAGCACCAGGCATCACTTCGATATCAGGGCCAGAACCATCAGGACGACGTGGTAAAAAGAAATCATCCTCTTGGATCAACGGAGAATATCGTTCATCAAAAGCACCGGTGGTCGGATTATAGAACCGCTGCCTCTTAAACGTCCTAGCGACCATCTGCATGTACTCAGGGACTTCCTTCGGAGGAATGTTACCGACGGGAATCACGAACTTCCTTTTCTCAGGAGCTCTGGTGATTCTATAAATCAGAGCAGCATCTTCCATCAACCGCAACTGCTTAAAAGCCTTCCTACCGCCATCAAGCAAGCTTCTACCATAAGGGTGATAGATGTTTTCGAAGCTCGTAAGACGTAAATGCATCACCTGCCAAGGATGTAAAAACTGTGGTTTTGGAAAGAGAGCATCCATAAAGAAAAAACCGATTAGGTCACCATACCTAGTCTCAATTCTTGTAAAATTGTAGACATTCATGAACCGCAGCGAGCTAACGCCACCACGGTTTTGGTCTAATACTATTTCAAACGGGGCGTCGCCATATTTGCAGAGGTATCTCATAGTGGGACGACAGAAATTGTCCCATCTTAGTATGTTATAGAATAAGTCTTCTAATTCTTTTTTAAGCCTTTTATTTTTTGCTTTTATGACTAGCGTGTGCTTTCGTTCACTATCGACTAGGGAAGCTTCATCGGCGTATAAGTCCAGGGCAAGACTTACTTCGCCGGTTTGATCCATCTGCTCATAATCCTTATAACGCTCCAAACGATTTATCTGAAGATTAGTCTGATCTAATATCGCAGCTTGGGAACTGAAATCCAGGAATTCTCCACCTGTAGTGAGCTTATCTAAGCTGGACTGATCCTGAAATATTTTATCTGCTCTGAATACGTTCGCGGATTTGGTCAGCGCGCGTATTCTATCAAAGACAAGCCAATTACTAGGCATCGAAAAATCCCCGTATGTATTGTTAAAATATATTTACAGGAGCTAGCAGAATGATTGACTGGTTGAAGACAAAAGCAAAGTATGGGTATGGCTCATTGAACGAATTGATAGGCATTAAGAGGCCAACAGTCATATGCTCCTGTGTTGCCTGCAATAAAACAAGCGAAATCAAATTAAGAACCAAAAAGGAGCACATCTATAAATGCCCTTCTTGCGTAGGTCTTGAAAGAAGTAATGAAATTAGCACACAGGTAACTGCTAATTGGAAAGATGATACTTACAGAAATAAACAAGTCCAGAGAAAGTCTGAAGAAGATTATAAATGCATACAGTCAACGATTATTAAACAAAAATGGCAAGATCCAAAATATAGAAAAGCAGTGTTAGATAATAACATATACAAGTTTGGTAACGCATCTAGAGAGAATATGGCCAAACTAAGGTGTCAGCAGCCTCGCATTAGCTCTGTCCAAAATCTTCTCTATACTTTATTGGACGATTTAAAAGTAGATTATATAAAAGAAAGCGATAAAACAAGATTAGGGCACTATGTGTTTGACTGTCTTGTGCCTATTAATAACGGAAAAAAATTGCTAATCGAGGTCCAAGGTGATTATTGGCATATTCAAGATAACGTCAAACGATCAGATAGAGCTAAATTCACTTATATTGAGAGGTATTTCCCTGAATACGAGATAATGTACATTTGGGAACACGAGTTTCGCACAAAAGAAAAAGCTTTAAATCGCTTAAAAGCCAAGTTAGGTATTGATATCAATATCGAAATGTTTTCTTTCGATGAAATAACTATAAAAGACGTCACAAAAGATGATTTGAAATCATTTTTAAACGCATATCATTACATAGGCAAAGGGCGTGGTGGTAAGACCTTTGGGGCTTATTTGAATGATAAGCTGGTAGCATGTGTCGTTTTTAGCCCTCCGCTAAGACAGAACTTAAGTCATCTTTTTGGCGATTTTGTGGAACTCTCAAGGTTTTGTATTCATCCCTCTTATCAAAAGAAGAACTTTGCTAGCTGGTTAATATCAAGAACGATGAAACAAATTAAAAAAAATATAGTGGCATATTCTGATACGACTGTTGGGCACTATGGCACTATCTACAAAGCTTCTAACTTCAAATTGCTCCACGAAGTCGAGCCAGACTATTGGTATACTGACAAAGAAGGCTTCGTAATGCACAAAAAAACTTTGTATGGCCTTGCTACGAGATCAAAATTGACAGAATCAGAATATTCAAGTCTCTTTGGTTATGTTAAGAAATATGGCGGAAAGAAATTTTGCTACGTCTATAGCGTTTAGACCCCATATTCATCTCATCCTAACCCATACATTTTTATCAGTTGCTTTATTCTTCCTGTAGAGGACATTTTCGATAGCATTGTAATAGTAATCGCTTCTGTGGGTTTCTGGGTCTGGTTCGAATGCTGTGGGCTGGACTATGTGTGCGCCATGCTTTTCTAAAAACCACACACAATCACCACGACTATAGTTCAATCTGCGACGGCTCAAGATGTCAGCCAAGAATTCAGCTTGTGTGAATATTGATATCTGTGCGTCTTCAGCAAATGCATATACACCAAATGGTTCACCGAACATGATTCACCTCGTGGGTTTGTAGACTATCATAAAACCAATGTGCCATTTGAGGTACCATTTGAGGTGCCATTTGAGGTACCATTTGAGGTACCATTTGAGGTGCCATTGGATGTCCCATTGGAGGTGCCATTGGATGTGCCGCTGGATGTCCCATTGGATGTCCCATTGGATGTCCCATTGGATGTCCCATTGGATGTATCACTGGAGGTACCATTGGCGTTGTTTTCAGGCCAAAGTGTTGGTAATGTTGCAAAAAACTCGCTCACAGTTGGAACTGGCTGAGTACCCGTCTGCACAGCCTGAGCCATAATGTAAAACAGGTTCCAGACTGTGTCCCGATATGCTGTAGCCGCTTCTCCTTCGGCCTTGTAAGTCGAGATGCTGCTCATTGTCCAGCTTGTAGCCGACAGTATGGAATCGTATTGCTTGACAGATACTTGTTTATCCAAGAATGAGCCGATTTGTCGGCCTATTTCAGTTAGTCTTACAAGCACATATGCAGCTTTTTCTTCTGCCATTAGATCAAAGACTGTCCACGTGTCTGATACATATGTGCCATTGAAGGTGAAGGTCTGATCAACCCCTTGTGCGGCGGGGTCATAACTTGGAACTGGTGATGGGTAGTACGGGTAATATCCGTGTTCGGCTAAGGCTGCATCATCGAGCGCGTTGAAATTGGAGACAGTCGGGGTATACTGTGGCAGCCACTGGGGGCCGGAGATATTACCGCTTGGGCTGACTTGGCAGTATTGCATGTGTTTGCTCCTTATGCGTCTGGGTAAGCCGATGGTGGTGGAGTGAAGGTTGCCGTATAGCGGGCAATACCCTTTGTAACCCTAAGGTCGTCTACATAGCAAGTTGATGAGTTGGGATATGTGGACGAGGCCACGATTCTGACTGCTTGAGAGTTGGTCATATTCCTGGAATTACTCACTGATCCAGTCAGCACTCCGTTAGCAAAGCCTCGAATAAATCCGCCAGTCCGTGTAAATGCAACATGCACCCATTGGTTCAAAGGAACTGCACCGGAGCTAGAATAATATGATGATGATGCTCCATCCCACATGCCTAATCGGGTGTCATCAACATAAAACGCAAAATCCGTAGCCAATCCTTCTGTGAGGAAGAATGAGAAACTAGTTCCGCTTGAGGTCACATAAACCCAAGCCTCGACAGTGAAGTCGCCTGTTCCGAAGGTAAATAGCGACCCATAGTTTGCAACTGTGAGGTAATCTCCCGTACCATCAAAATAGGCACTTGCAGAACCGTACTTGCTTTGACCTGCAGATAATTGAGTATTCCCGACCGCAGCCACCGTTAGTGCATTTGACGAGTTATCTCTAAATGTCGTACTTCCGTTAGCTCCGTCCATGTGCATCAGAAGCGAAACAGAGCTGAAGTATGGGTCATTTCCGGCGGCGAATTCTGGTAGTGCTGTGGCGGGTGGCGTGAAGTTTGCGGTGTAACGAGCTATGCCTTTAGTGATGCGAATGTCGTCGATGTAGCCGTTGTAAGCGTAAACGCTGGACTGAGTGTCGACAAAACCACTAATCCGTAGAATACTGTCAGTTAGGTCTGCTGATGATGTAGTAGAAGTCTGTGAGACGCCATCTACATATAGCGTTACTGTCGTGCTTCTTCTTACAATTGCAACGTGTTGCCATTGGTTTTCAATTCGACCAGTCGAGGTTGCTAAAATCGTGGCACTATTTAGAAAGACCAGAAACCCGCCATCGTTTTCGCGAAGCATGAGACCATTTGTGCCTGTCGTCGCCGTGCGAAAATCAATCATCCCCCGTAAACTGTAGGTGGATGTCAGGGAATAAAACCACCCCTCAATCGTGTAATCTCCAGTACCAAGGGCTAACGCCGTGTTAGCGGGAATCGTCAAACTGTCTCCAGTGCCGTCAAAGTAACCTGAAGCCGAACCGTATTTAATCTGGGTCGTTGATATTTGGGCATTAGCAGCAGCAGTCACAGTCAGTGCGTTTGGCCCAGAGTCGATAAAGTTAGTCGATGCGTTCGTGCCATCCATGTGCAGCAGGAGCGATACCGAGCTGAAGTATGGGTCTGCCACTGTATAGGGGTTATAGATATCTGTCAGTGCCGCTGTTGGTAGTGCGAATGTTGCCGTGTACCGAAGCACGTTTGTCACTCGGAAATCGTCGATGTAGCCCTTGAAAAAGTGCGATCCGCTGTAGGCTGAGTATCCGATTGTTGTGGCTGCTGTTACGCTAAAAGCGTTTGTTCCAGATGCTACTTGTGTGCCGTTAACGTATATCTTGTAGTTATTCGACGTGTCTCTGGTGACTGCAATGTGATACCAAGTTCCTGCTGTTATAACACCCGTTGCCGAGTTAGCTATAATACCCACGGACGTTTGGTCGCAACCGATGAGGCCGTTGGCCTGAACACCTATGTCAAGACCTCCAGCAGTGCGAGTGATTGATCTGTAGTCTGCAAGGTCGTCCAGCCTGATCCAGCACTCGATCGTGAATGGGGTGCCTGCGCCTGAGGGCATCCCGCCTGAAAGAGATAGGTAGTCTCCAGTGCCGTCAAAATACGCTGATGATCCGTTAAACTTGTATTGAGTCGTGGATATTTGGGCGTTGCCTACGGCAGTGATTGTTCTTACATTTGACGAGTTATCCGTGAATGTCGTGCTTCCGTTGGCCCCGTTCATATGTAGGAGTAGAGACACGTTGCTAAAATATCTGTCCGTACCGGCTGCGAATTCTGGTAGTGCTGCGGTGGGTGGGGTGAATGCTGCGGTGTATCGAGCGTATTTGGTGACTCGGAATTCGTCTATGTAGCCGTTTAAATACAACCCTGTGTAAGGCGTGCCTCTGCCCCCGATGGCGATTTGCGTTGAAGGCGTGTTTGTTGTTCCAGAAGCAGTTGTTGCACTTCCCGCCTGTACTCCATTCCAATAAGCCGAAACGGAACTGCCAGATCGTACAAAAGCAAAATGATACCACACTCCAGTTGTTGGCGTTGATGGCAGATTGTATGTTCCTCCGTAATCGGTGGATCCAACCGATATTGTGGTTTCAAACCTATATGTTCCAACGCTGTTAAAAATGTAGAATTGAAAAGCCGATGCAGCAGCAGATGCGCCACGTGCAAAGAATAATCCAGCGTAGTTACCGTTTGTAGGGAGTGCTAAGAAATAGACAAAGCCTTCGACCGTAAAGTCGCTTGGGAACGCAAAGGCAGACGCATTGCCAGTAACTGCTAGGTAATCTCCAGTTCCATCAAAGTAAGCACTTGCTACACCATACTTGCTCTGAGTTGTTGATATTTGGGCATTCCCTACCGCAGTCACCGTCAAAGCCGATGGCCCAGAATCTACAAAGTTTGTTGAGGTATCTGACCCATCCATGTGCAACAGGAGCGATGTGTAATTGTAGTAAGGATCGGCCACAGTAGAAGGTACGGTTGTGGGCAATGCCGCTGCAGGGGGCGTGAATGCTGATGTGTAGCGAGCGTATTTGGTGATGCGGAGATCGTCGATATAGCCATTTAATGGAAAAACATTGCTATCTTTCTCTGCACCAATCTTCAGAGGTGTGCTGTTTTGATACAGGGTAGAGCTACTTGTTGTTGTTGTACCAGCAATACCGTTTAAATATGGAGTAAATGTGCTGCCATTCCGTACTAAGGCAAAATGATACCATGTCCGAATGACAGCGGCAGTAGCAGAGAACAGCACATTGCTTGCCAAATTCCACACATTCACGCTTGTGCTTAAATAAAATGCAAACTGTGAACTACTGTTAAGAACGATCACCCAGCCGCCAAAATTGGTTCCAGTACCAAATGGAGTAATAATGGTCGGGGTTCCAGAGACTGCGTTAAAATACACCCATCCCTCGATTGTGAAATCACCAGAAGTAAGGTCAAGTGCAGCGGAATATGGGATTTGGATAGCATCCCCGCTACCATCAAAGTACGCACTAGCACCGTATTTGCTCTGTGCCGTGCTGATCTGAGCATTCCCAACCGCTGTCACCGTTATTGCATTTGGCCCACTATCCACAAAGTTTGTTAATCCGTTTTCTCCGTCCATTCGTAGCAGAAGCGAAGTGTAATTGTAATATGGGTCGGCAGTCGTGGAGGATGCGATTATTGGCAGAACTGAGTTGGGAGGCGTGAAGTCATAGACGTAGCGAGCGAATCGTGAGATACGGAGGTCGTCAATGTAGCCGTTTGTATAGTACCCAGCCCCATCAAACCCTCTTCCAACATAAATGCTGCTCGCTCCAGTCGTAATATCAGTCGTGTTGGATGCGCTATAGTAGCTTATTCCGTCGATGAATAACCGTAGATTCCCACCAGATCGGCTAGCCGCAAAATGATACCATTGACCGGTTGTAACCGTTGCAGATGTCTGCCGCATCGTGCCATCGTAAAATGCTAGTTTTGACTGATAAATCCCAAAGGTAATTGGGGCTGCTGTAGCTGCACCTCTAGTATCCAAGAAAGTCTGTTGACTACTTGCGTTCGCAGAGATGTACACCCACATCTCAATTGTGAAATCGCCTGTGCCAAATTGAAACGAGCTGTTCCCAGTCAGTGACAAATACCCTGAAGAACCATTGAAGAAAGCTGATGATCCACCATACTTGCTCAGTGTCGTCGATATAGTCGCGGATGTCGCAGTCACCGCGAACGCATTTAAACTGCTATCGGTAAAAGTGGTCGATCCATCCGTTCCATCCATACTGAGCATCAGCGAAACAGCACTGTAGTAAGGGTCGCCAACCGGGGATGATATGGGTGTTGGCAATGCTGCCGTGGGAGGAGTAAACGTGGAGACGTAGCGAGCGAACAGAGAGATCCTGAAATCGTCGATGTAGCCGTTCACAGGAACAGTGTTGTTAAATGCGGCACCAATTCTTGGACTATTAGGATTGAGAGCGTAATTGTTTGCGTCAGCGTAACTCGCCCCGCTCTGGACGCCGTTCACATATAGCTTAGTTGCACCGGAATACCGGGCTAAAGCGATGTGATACCAGGTGTTTGCAGACAAGGTTGAACCAGTGATCCTATCAGCACCAACATAATACTTTAGAACACCTGCTGATGACATGTATATTGCATTTGAAGCCGACCCGATTTTATCTACAAGATTTTGCTGTACAGACACCGTTAAAGGGTAGTACCAAAACTCAATCGTAAAATCGCCTAAACCGAACGCAGTTGCGATGCCTGTTCCAGATACATCTAGCCAGTCTCCTGTCCCATCAAAATAAGCACTAGCACCACCGTATTTGCTTTGAGTCGTGCTGATTTGTGCGTTGCCCGATGCCGTAACCGTCAATGCATTTAAACTGCTATCGGTAAACGTAGTCGATCCATTCGTCCCGTCCATACTGAGCATCAGTGAAACGGCTGAAAAATAAGGGTCTCCCACCGTGGATGATGCCGTTGTTGGCAGTGCTGCTGTGGGAGGAGTAAACGTTGAGAGATAGCGAGCGAACAGAGAGATACGGAAATCGTCGATGTAGCCGTTAATGTTTTGACTGTTGCCATTATCACCAATTCTTAAGGTTCTCCCTGAAGTCGCAACAGCACCAGAGAAAGAACCAGTAGCCGATGATACACCATCCTTGTAGACAACAATACTATTGCCATACCTGACAATCGCTATATGTTGCCAGTTATTCAAAGTAACTGGACTAGATATTACTAACTGGTTAGAAAAACCAGTTGACGAAAGTTCCAGAGTCCAATTCACGCCATCGTGATAAAACATGCAAGCGTAATTGCTATACCCAAAAGCGGCGTCCACAGCATTAGTCTTAGGAGCTGGTCTAATCCAGAATTCAATTGTGAAATCACTAGACGACAGGTCGATAGCTGCGTTAGCCGCAACTGACAAATAATCTCCCGTCCCGTCAAAATACGCACTTGATCCGCCAAACTTGCTCACGGTCGCTTTGAGCTGTGTATTTCCATTCGGAGTCACCGTCAACGCATTCGGCCCGGAGTCCGTAAAAGTAGTCGAACCATCCGTCCCATCCATACTAAGCAGGAGAGAAACGGCTGAATAATAAGGGTCGCCAACCGCGAAGGGTGCAATTGTTGGCAATGCGGATGTGGGAGGAGTAAAATTGGATATGTAGCGAGCAAATCGGGAAAGGCGGAGATCGTCTATATAGCCGCTTAGATCGACATCACTCACGCCCGTTGATCTACCTATCTGTAAGCTCGCAACAGAGTACGAAATCGAATTTGATCCCGAATAAATTTGGATTCCATTACAAAACAGTCGCAACGTCGATCCAGACCGAGAAGCTGCGAGGTGCGTCCATTGGTTTGCAATGCTCATTACAGAAGAATTCGCGTCCCAGGCTACAGCCGCCCTGCCTAGTGATAGTTTACCATTCGATTCCCGCCGAAAGTCCATATTTCCATTGGCTGATCCGCTTACAAGAGAATAGTCTACGTTATCATTAGGCAGGTTTACCCATAATTCAATAGTAAAATCACCAGTCCCAAAATTAAACAAAGGATTGCTTGCCATTGACAGATAATCCCCGCTACCATCAAAATAAGCACTAGCACCACCATACTTGCTCTGGGCTGTGGATATTTGAGCGTTGCCGACTCGAGTCACCGCAATTGCATTCGGTCCAGAATCGGCGAATGTTGCACTTCCGTTGGGACCGTTCATTGACAATAGCAGAGAAACAGTTGAAAAATATTGATCTGTGTTAGCAAACTGAAAAGTTACATTTCCTGTGCCGCTATAAAACGAGTATATCCTATAGCCGCCAGACAATACTGACGAATAATTTAACCCGGATGCTTCCGCTATCTCAAAAGCACTCGAACACCGTAAAACTACTATACCAGATCCACCAGCACCACCGTTTGTGCCGCTAGGTGAGAGAATTGGGTCGTTAGTAGTACCACCCCCACCCCCACCACCTGTATTTGCTGTCCCATCTGCACCAGCATTTGAATAATTCCCTGAACCGTTGCCACCACCTCCGATGCCACCAAGACCAGGCAAAGCACCGATATAAGGCGTATTATAGTAACTGTAAATTCCGCCGCCACCGCCGCCGCCATAATAAATCGGAGTGCCAGTAATGTTCGACAAGATGCCAGCACCGCCCGACCCAGCCCTCGCCCCATTACCAGTAGCAGCCGCGACTCCAGCAGTAGCAGCACCACCACCGCCACCACCGCTTAAAGGCTGATCGTTAGCTCCAGCACTACCGTTATTACCTTGCCCAGCAGTTCCAGCACCACCAGCACCTCCAACTCCACCCAGATCAGTTGATCCCGATCCACCACCACCTGATCCACCAGCTGATCCGGCAATATTATTTGGCGACTGCCCTTGTACCGTATGGCTTGCTCCAGCACCACCACCGATTGCCACAAGCGTATTAAAAACCGAATTTGTGCCATTGTTTCCCAAGGCAAACGGTGCAGCGGTAGCACCACCATTACCAACTGTCAATGTATAAGTGTCGCCTACGCTTATGCTGACAGCACCTTGCAGAACGCCTCCAGCACCTCCACCTCCACCAGCAGCGTTAAAACCCGATCCTGATCCCCCAGATCCACCACCAGCGACAATCAGATAATCGAGGCTTATGTTGCCAATAGTACCACCACGACCGGCAGCCTTTTTTGCATTTCTGCCAATATTTGCAAGCATTAAAAATTCTGCCCTCCTACGTATCCATGCCAATATGTTCCACCATCTCGGCTGAAGAAGGCAAACGTGTCCTCTTTGCCATATGTACTAGTGATCGATGGAGCAAAGCCTCCCATCCATTTAATACTTGCAGGCCAAGTGACTGCCCGTGCTGTGCCGTCAGCAGTAAAGATCAAAGTAAATGTCCCACCGCTGCCGTTGGCGGGAGGATTGCTGATCGTCAAGGTGGTGATCGCTGCGTTCAGCGAGACCGCAAAGATGTTAGATGTTTCTAGGTCTAGCACCAGCGTTCCAGCTGATATCGTTGGGCTGGAGATCGTTTCTGAGTAGTCCCGGATTTTAGCCCGGATCAGCTCGTTGTCCTGGAGATTCTGAGCACCCGTAAAGCTGTTAGCACCCAGCGTAGCTCCACCAGGTCCCGTGGCTCCTGAGGCACCACTTATCCCCGTCGTTCCCGCTGCTCCTGTTGCTCCAGACGCACCGCTGATTCCCGTTGTTCCACCTACGCCTGATCCCGAAGCACCTTGAACCCCAGTTGCACCGCTTATCCCTGTTGCTCCTCGAACTCCAGTTGCTCCGCTTGCACCGGACGCTCCACTTATTCCTGTTGCCCCGCTTATTCCTGTTGCCCCGCTTATCCCTGAAGCCCCAGCTGCCCCAGATGCACCTTGAACCCCAGTTGCTCCTTGAACCCCAGAGGCACCACTTATTCCTGTTGCTCCACTTATTCCTGTGGCACCACCAATCCCAGTCGTTCCTTGAACCCCAGTAGCGCCGCTTATTCCTGTTGCACCACTAATTCCAGTCGTTCCTTGAATCCCAGATGCGCCTTGAATCCCAGATGCGCCTTGAACCCCAGATGCGCCTTGAACCCCAGATGCGCCTTGAACCCCAGTAGCGCCGCTTATTCCAGTCGTTCCTTGAACCCCAGTGGCCCCAGATGCACCTTGAACCCCAGATGCACCTTGAACCCCAGATGCACCGCTTAATCCTGTTGCTCCACCTATCCCTGTAGCTCCAGCTGCCCCAGATGCACCTTGAACCCCAGATGCACCGCTTATTCCTGTTGCACCACCTATCCCTGTAGCCCCAGCTGCCCCAGATGCACCTTGAGCCCCAGATGCACCGCTTAATCCTGTTGCACCACCTATCCCTGTAGCCCCAGCTGCCCCAGATGCACCTTGAACCCCAGATGCCCCAGATGCGCCGCTTATTCCTGTTGCACCACTAATTCCAGTCGTTCCTTGAACCCCAGATGCACCTTGAACCCCAGATGCACCTTGAACCCCAGACGCGCCGCTTATCCCTGTGGCGCCGCTTATCCCTGTGGCGCCGCTTATCCCTGTAGCCCCAACTAATCCAATAGCACCAGTTGCTCCACTTATCCCTGTCGCTCCACTAATACCAGTCGTACCTTGAACCCCAGTTGCTCCACTTGCACCGGATGCTCCACTTGCCCCGCTAATTCCAGTAGTTCCAGCAACACCTGAGGCTCCCTGCACGCCAGTTGAGCCCCTGAGACCACCCGTAGCACCCATATAGCGGGCATCCATCATACTACGTGTAAGAATTGAATCGTCTGTTTCAGTATAGTTGCCGTTATAGAAAAGATCAAAACTGGTAGAAGTTAAAACCACATTGATGTTCTGGCTTGAAACTAAATCTTGAACAGTCCAGCTAGACTGATTTGTCCTAAGATTAAACGTCGATATATAAGTGTCGTCACTATATGACGATTCAACTCCCAATGCGTAGTCCCAAACTACAGAAGCTTCATTAACCCCTGAACTCGAAGCAACACCAAATGTACCGCTACCTGTTACAGACTGAGCTATATTATTGTCTAACTGCACATACCTAGCATCTACCAGAGAAGTAATATCACTTTGAGTAAGTGTGGCAGCTACCAAGTTAACAAACTGATCAGAAGTCAGAGCAAGGGAAATAGTCTTATCGCCAGCAATAAAAGACACCTTATCATCGTTAGAACTGCTAGTCTTAACAGTGGTTCTCTGTAATAAGTTAACATTTATAAGAGTCCCGATACCAGTTTCCCAGTATCCGGTTCCTGTATCGACAATGCTATAATAACATGTGTCTCCAATAGCCATAACTGAAGAAAAAGTCTTAAACCCTGCTGGGTTGCCAATCAACACAGCATCACCAAACCCAATCACTGATGCGTTTTCTTTGACTCTATCGGTTGTAATCAGTGCCATAACGCTCTCCAAATGTTAGATACTATATTTTTATTTATTATTCTTAGGAGCTTTAGTATAGAAATAATCTCTTGGGGTGACAATCGGCTTACCCTGGCTTATAGGAATAGCTCCAAGCTGCAACGTATAAGCATCGATAACTCTAGAAGCCACAGTCTCAGGAAGCTCTTCTGGGCTAAGCGCCATCGGCATCAAAGTCATCTGACCACCCTTCTCAATAAAGCTCTTCTGGTAATCAATCATAGCGCTATCGCCGTACAGCATCGGGCCAGTCATGCTAGTGAAATCAATGCTGCCATTCGTAGGCATCATATTGCCAGCATCAAGCACAAAACCATCGCTTGTACCAACAAGTGCTAAAGCTGTACTCATCACAAGGTCATCGAAGTTGCCAGCACCGTCTTCTGCCTCAGTCCTGCCGGTGTCTCTGCCAGACCTATCTCTTTTCCTGACGTAGATCTGCAGCTGTTTATACAATCTCTTGCTGTAGATCTTCCATGTTTCTTCTGGATTAGCTCGAATACAATCAGTCAAGTACTTGTTAAGAATAGCCTTACTGGCATTGCTTGTGTTATAACCGTAATGCGATACTTTTAGCGCTCGTTGCTTTCTTCGTGTTCCGCTTTGGGGTACGGGTTTGTCATTTATGTCTTTTTTCCTCCAAAGCTTGGGGTAGTTCACATCATATCTAAGACTATCAATAACAATGTCTCCGCCGTTGTTACGTTCTACGACAGCCACAGCATTATTATAATAGCGTCCTATTCTGTCGACATATTTTACTAATTCTCTTGGTAGAACACGAGCCATGAATTCAGCTACTTGTTCTTGCTCCTCCAAGTCGAACACCTCTATTGCGCTATAGTCACGGCCTTTGCCTGTTGAAATATCGACACCCATAACGTAAGTGTGAGCGCCTTGGCCTGGGTCTACTATCTTGCCATTTATTCGTTTTTCTGGTAGAGCGATTACCGGTTTCTTAAAGATCCAGAGCCCCTGATCTGCGTCATCAAATTCGAAATCCTGCGCTTCGGATTGGCCTGTTACAGGGTGGATGTAAACCTGGGTCCCTTTAACTCGTGTCTCTGGGTCTCGAACAGTCGTCGATATAAGCGACAGGACCTCTTTATCTAAAACGGTATTGCCGCTACCAACAAAGGATGCGAGGATTTCCTGTTCGAATTTCCAGGCTTCACCTTCTGAGACAAGATTCTGATACTGGTGCTCTAACCATGGGGACCAATAGGGGCCATATTTTTTAATCTCATCTGAATTTTTACATGGGCGAATTCCGTCTATCGGACAGATCCTCACATCTTTTTTGCTTAACGGGTCCACATATTTGATGACCCAGTCCATATCCCACCAATTTATCACAATTGGGTTCCAGCTATTTAAGCCAGCTTCCGCATCTACCCAAGTATTCCAGTACCATCCGCCGATACCAGCAGTGGTGCTGATTGCTATAACACTACCACCCATGTTTAATGTGGGAGCTGCTGACGCCCACATTTCATCCATGCCTTGGATGAACGCTGCTTCGTCGATAATGTTTAACGAGGAACTGTTTGAGCGCATAACGTCAGGATGGCTTGTCAGACTGCTTATTCTCGACCCGTTAGGGAAGATCACTTCGTGTTCTGTTTGCTTCACCGGCTTCCAGTGTTCCTTCATCCATTCGGGTAGATGGTTGAAGGGGAACATGATCTGCTCTCGTAGAAAACCCATTGCATCTTCGTTTCGGCGAGAGACGATAAGAATGGTTTTATTATTTTGAAACATCGCGTACCATAACGCGAAACCTCCAGCGATTTTTGAAGCGCCTACTTGTCTACATTTTTTGAATATGTTAAATCTATTTGTTCTAAAGCATTTTAAAGCATGCTTTTGATAGTTGAAAACATTGAATGGAATTATTCCAGCCATCGGGTGTTTGATCTTGCCGAAGTTTCTAAGAAACCATGAACATGATTTCTGGCACCGCTTGACAGCTTCTAACTGGTGTTTATCTAGTGCCATTCATTCCTCAATATTCGTCATCCATCGGATTTGCTAGAATGTCTTTAAGGTAATCGTCGCCTGTAGCAATGTTCAAATTATTATTATTAACGGTTAATGAACCTGCCTTTGTCGCAGCCAGCATCTTCGCATTTACTTCCATTATCTTGACAGCCATCATATTGACATTAGCTTTAGTTTCTAAAAGCTTAGTCAGATTATCCGTGTACCCACGTGAGGGGATTCGTCCGTTATCCCTGTCTTCTCGTATTTCGTCGAACATTAAGTTAACGACTTCTTGGATTTCTGCTCTGTCTTGCTTGCAGGCTGTCAACACTTCTTCTGTTACGATGTCTAGCTTTGCATGATATTTTATGACATCGACTGGCGGGCTCTGTGGCTCTGCTTTCAGTATAATCGGTTGCTCTGGAGCTTTTTTTTCTGATGCTTCTGGTATATTCAAAGCGTCATTGGGCTCGTCTGACTCATCATCAAGTTCTTGAAATAATGCGTCTAATTCTTCACTCATGTTCTTTTTTATCGTTCGGTTTGGGGTCTGTGTCTAGCTCTTTTAAAATAGCGTAAGCAAAATTTGAATCGATTAATCGGTGCTCGATCAGATCGAGAATTATCTTTTTGTCTTTAATTAGCTCTGATATTTTTTTCGCTTTTTCAAAGTACAATGTGTCTGCTTTGGCTTCAGGCTCTTTTTTGTCTTCATGCATGGCTTGGATGGTCTTGGAACTATGTTTTCTGCCTAGCTTACCTCTACCGTGATTTTGTTTATTCTTTGGCTTTCGCTTTGGCTTGACCCGGCTATCAAATGTCGGGGTACGCAATGGCTGGTGGCCATCTCGATCGATGTGCGATTTGGTAGCGTTAACTTGTGTGCGCCGTCGTATTCTTTCTTGTACAGATGAAGCTATACTATCATTTATAAGGGCATCGAAATCCTCAGTGGTAACTGTCATATTTTCGATTTTACTCAATATCTCTTCAAATATGTCCATTATCCAAAATCCTCATCATCAATGACATTTTTCCTTTTATCATATTTAAATTCACTATAAGTGCGGTTGAGAGGACTATCTGTAAATTCAAAGCTTCTCAATTTCACCATCTTGAGAAAATTGGTGACAATAGCTCTAGATAACCCAGATTCGTCTACCAGTTTACCTATTAGCCCGTCGTGGGGCCGATCGTCAGTCATCACTATTTTTTCTAAAGCATCTAAGATACTCAAATGGTCTGAACTATATTGGGACAATTGTCTGGCTTCTTGTAAAAACCTATCGACGATATTATTATTGTTACGTTGCCTTGTTCCTAGGTGATTCATATAGTTATGGCCGTTCTTTCTGTCTCTGCCTTCTTTTTTAATGTATGCTAAGATAACCGTTCTCGAAATCTGGGACCACATATTGAAAACTTTACTCATGCCTCTGTAGATTATTGTCTCTGTACCCCCGAAGCATCCTTGTCTTGGTAAAATGTATGGATATGATTCTAATTTAGTATTACAGTGCGGGCAGCTTGGATGATTTAATATTACTTGGTTTATCTTAATGATACCATATTCTCTAATATCTGGCAAATAAAGAACTGAATCGGCTGGTCTATCTGGGTTAAAGCATGTGCGACAGTGTGGCCTTGATCGGTATTTGTACAGGGTGCGTTCTAGTTGGCAATTATGGGTTATAATACCATTGGCCGTAAAATTATGAACATCCTTGACCCTAATGTCGTAAGTCTCAGATTCACCGTATGAGATGTCTGACACTGGGAACCATCTAATCGTCCCGATCTCGATTCGGCGTTCGAGTAAGAACCTATCGGTAATGGCTAGGTCATCAACCAGCTTTATGAAAGTGTTATCAGTCAGTCTTTTTTTCTTGATTATCAAATGCTTGTCGACCCCAATTATACTCAGAAGCTTTTTTGGCACCTTCCTAATATACTCAATCATTTTTTGAGAGCTTACCATGTCCATATATTGAAATGGCTTACAGGATAGATTATCTTGCTTTTTTAGCTTATAATCAATTCTGAAGCCTATTTCGTCGTAAAATTTTATCGAATCTCGTGTAGAAGCCTTTAACTGGTACGCTGTGCTGGCGATATGGGTCCATCCCTTAGGACCAATCACTTCTCCTCTGTCGACTATAGTAGTCTTAGTGAATATCCCAAAATTCAATAAGAGTATTCGAAGCTGTTCTATCAGCGTAGGCGAACCAGAACTGTATCCTATCTCACCATTATGCTCTGACGAGTGCCCATCGCCATCAAACATCCCTTGCAGTAAAGCCACTAATATTTTCTTACTACATCGAAACAGCCTATCTGGGATATGCTTATCTTTAAATGTCGTTCCTGGTGGAAGCCCGAGCTGTGTAAAAAGCTCTACCAATCTAATCCTATTGCAGGTGTTCCTGCCCTCACCTTCATATCTGAATGTTAGGCCAGCTGGATTAGCTGAAAGGAAATCTATGACCTGTTGATTAGTGTTATAAATTATAACTCTGTTTTTTTCGATAGAACCTTCTGATATAACTAGACCTATTATATAAGCTAAGTCTTCTGTAAACATATCTGGCCACCAATCGAAGGTGGCTCTCTTAACAGGGCTAAACTCCACATCATCTTCGTTACCAAACATTTGCTGACCAGATTGTACAGCAATCAGATCACCGATCTCTATTTTATCAGCGTTCTTAAAAAACGGACCATCAGGCCCCATCACATAAAGAGGATGATCTCCAGTCGCTTCAATATTATAATGTTGGGCCAGCTTAATCTTGTATGTTCTTGTTTTGGGTCTTCTAGCCCAGTATTCAGCTAGATGCAGACCCTCCTTCCCAAACACTTTTATACTAATATCACCTTCTTCAGGGTGGTTCGCCAACATCTCAATAGGCATTAAACCACGCTCGGTGAATATCATAGTGCCAGGGACAACACACCACGCTGTTTGCAATAGATCTCCGAATGCCGATTCTTCTTGACCTGGGTATATCGTGTGCAGCCCTTGTTTTCTTATTATCTGTCTTATTAGCTCTGCTGCGTGGCTCATTATGCTGTCACGTAACTCTATCCTTGTGCAGCCTGTCCAGATATATTGGGTCAGATCCCATTCAACTTTTTCATTTATAAAATATAACTTTCTAAGCGGGGGCTCAACTTTTGTTAAGGTATCTACTGGTAATTTTCCAACGGTTTCTGATGAGTTCTGTTCCATCCATTAATCCACCAGGTAAGACAATTTTGACGGGATAGCCAGCCTCAATGATCGTTTGCATCCTTGCTTTTGAGTGCTGATAGAGATATTTATTACATCTGAAGTAGAAGTCAAATATTCGACTTTTACCATACTTGTTTCGGCGCAAAGCTCTACCGATCTTCTGAAGGAACTCAGATTGAAGCTTTCCACCAGACGCAATAATAAGTGTCTCACACCCGCCAGCAAGATCAAGGCCCCGATTAATTATTTTACCACCAATGAGTACCTGCAGTTCTCTACGCTCAAAAGAACGCAACGCTTCGTTTCGTTGCTTCAAGGGAGTCTTACCGTAGATGAATTCAGCTTTTATACCCGCCAGCAGCAAAGTCTCTTTAAGCCTTAACCCCAAAGCCTCTCTATCTACGATAATTAAAGTGCCATCATCATTCACACAATATTTCTTACATAAATTTTTAATGATATTAGAATATTTCACACTATTTGTGATATGCTCATCATATGCCTCATCATATGCGGTAGACTCTTGAATACTACCATCGAGACCGTAGGCAATCATGAAATACTCACAAGGAATAATCCGACCAAGCTCCGTCAACCTAGCACGAGTCTCCTTAAAAATGATAGACCCCAAATGCTCCTGTAGCACCAAAGCCTCTACGGGCTTTGCCTTATCAAAAGGAGTGCCAGTTACACCATACCTTCTACGACCCTTAAAATGATACCTAAATAATGCTTTCCACTGCTCAGAAGTGGCTTTATCCGCTTCATCCACGATTAGCATTTCAGCTTCATGGACGTACTTCTGTAAAATCTTGGCGTTCTTTTTTCTGGTTTTAAAAGCCTGTACTTTCTTGTCCCACATGTCGTATCTCTTTGAATAAGCCTTATCAGTTTCATTATGCTTCTGAATTGGCATCTCAGGGAACTTTGTGGGAGGTGATATAGACTGTATAGAACCTACCACTATTAGTTGTCCGTTGGGTTTTTTTCCAGCATAAAATAATCCAACTTCGTCAATAACATCACGCAGCTCTAATCTTTGCTTGATCTGGTCAATTATAACTGTCTGATCTGCCAGAATGATTGTCGGGCACTGTATTGCTTTGCATATTCCACTTACGACTTCGGTTTTTCCGCCGCCTGTCGGAACGTCAACAATGCCACATTCGTTTAGACACGCTTGCTTTATGGCATCTATTTGGTAGTCTTCGAGTTTTATACCCGGTAAAAAGTCTTCATTAATCAGCTCTGGGTCTATGATCTCATAGCCCCAAGCGTCGCGCTTGTCTACGACACGAATAGGAACATTATGCTTCTCACATGCTTTTTCTAAGAATTTTAAAAGAGGTCTTGCGAACCTCTTCTTAAGACGGTTGTATTTTCTGAATATGCCGTCCCAATTTCCTAGCTGCGTTGGGTCCACATATCTGTTTGGCTTGCTGACACTGAATTCTACCCACACCATTTGGTCTTCAGCATCAGTTATATGGGTAAGGTATACATGCTGATTGTCGTGTATTTCGGCTATCATAGTGCTTTCGAACTTGAATATATGTCTAGTACTTGGCTCACTTTATTACCGTCTTCGCTAACTATTCCTACACGTTTATCATCTCTGAATATAGCGTATCCGCCAATAGGGTACATCGATAGCCTGCTTGATTCAATTGGACTTAAAACTTCCCATTTGCTCTCCGGTCCGAGAGCGACAAGAAGGCTAAAGGTCTCATCTTTAAATCGCTTTTGTGATTCGTATTTGTCGCAGTTATCCATTGTATTGCTCCTCAGATATTCTATGAGTCTTGTGTGCTCATCCAAGATGACCTGGATTTTGCTGAATAGTCTTTCATGATTCTCTTCTGCGATTAACAGCTCGTTGATCACGTTGTCAAAGTCGTTGCATATTGTTGCTGCTATGGCGGCGATAACTATCATAGCAGTCACAATCAGTATGATGTCTGGCATTTTGTTTCCTTATCTTTCAAATACTTTGAATATCATTGTTCTTCGTATGGGAACATTATTATTGCTATTTGGACGGCTAGTACGAGTATGACTAGCCATCCTAGATATTCGATTGATCTGAATGGGTTCATGGGAAGTTAATTTTTATTCTTTTTTCGGAAGGATTGTATTTCATTAAATCGCCTTCGATTCCGAAGTTCTTTTTGGCCCATTCGTTGATGTTTTTTAAGCCTCTGAGGTATACTGCTTTCATCGACGGGTTTGCAAAATCTGATGGTTCTGGTGTTTGGTAACTACCGTCTCGTTGTTTAGCAGCTTTCTTTATGAGGTTGTTGAGCTTCGCTTGGTCGGGCTTGGCTAGGTCTGTTATATAGTTCTGTGCTTTTTCTGCGAAGTTTTGCTTTTTGGTGTCTGCTGTGTCTGTGTCTAATTGTATTGGCTTTTCTGATGTTGCTGGTGGTTTTGGTGCTGGTGGTTTTGGTGCTGGTGGCTTTGGTGCTGGTGGCTTTGGTGCTGGTGCTGCTGGTTCTTGAGCAGTCGGTTCAGGCTCAGGCTTTGATTTATCAGCTGGGGCTACCGGAGGATTTGGAACATAGTATTTCTTCGTACGGTGCAGAAAAGCCTGTAGTGTGTACAAATCCTGAAATTGGTTGCTTATTGACTCGCTAGAAGCTTCTGAATTAGCACGCCTAAAATCCTGAATCATAAAATATCGTGGGGGACCTTCCCTCAGGCGTGCGATAGGTGATTCGGCACGCCCCATCGGATATCCGTAGCCAATCTTATTATGCATGCGTCCATGCTCGTAATAGTAGTTCACTAACGGAATCCCGAGATAACTCAATGGAGTATAGCCAACACTCTCCAACCACTCTACGCTTTCTGACGGTATAGCTGATAGTTGGATCTTCCCACCAGAGGTCTGCTTTAAGCTTTTACCGTACTGTGTATTATCGTATACCTCTTCTTCTGATTTAACATTGATATCGATCGCTTTACCTTGAGAAATCTTTTGCTTTAGCTCATCCCGTGCTTCTGAGAGACTTCCGGTGATGTCGTCTTTTTGATATTCTGGTATATCACTGAATTCGTCTGGATCTTGGGTAGCTGAGTCTATTTTATCAGACAATTGTTGTGCTGCCGGTTCTTCTTGATCAGTCTGTCCTGCCATGGAAGGCATAGCAACAGGGTCAATGGGCTCGTCTATTGTTGGTTCATCTTCTGCTGGCTCATCTTCTGCTGGTGGTTCATCGCTTCTTGTTGGCTTATCATCTGCTGGCGGCTTATCATCTGCTGGCGGCTCATCGTCTATTGTTGGCTCATCTTCTGTTGGTGGCTCATCGCCTGCTGGTGGCTCATCGTCTGATGGTGGCTCATCGCCTGCTGGTGGTTCATCAGCAGAAGGACCATCCCAAAAACCATTTGATTCATCATCAGATGGTTTATCTCCTGAGCCAGTTGTATCATCAACTGATTGAGAGGAGTCAGGCTGGACCGGAGATTCCTGTTGCTCAGGATCTAATACTGGTGTCTCAGGTGTCTCAGGTGTCTCAGGTGTCTCAGGTGTCTCAGCCTGTGGTTTACTGAGCTTACCCTTTATGTAAGAAAAAACATTATCAATTTGCTCTGGTCTACCAGCAGTTAGAGTACCATCCTTAAGCTTCTTAGCCAAATACTCCTTTAAAATCTGCTCTCTATCTTTAGAGATCTTGCCAGCCAACGGTTTTTGCTGCTGATCAGGGTCATTCAGATCCCAAACCCAAGCCTTACGCACATTAAATAACACACCAGAGATCTGGAATTTCTTATCAGCCAATTTCTTAACATAAACCCTAGCGGATATACCACCAACGAATTTTGATTCTGCTGGCAATCTAGTCCCAACTTCAGAAAAAGTAAAGACAGTTTGATCACCCTCTTGTACAATGTGATCATAAAACTTTGTCTCTTCATTTATAGGGATATCGCCTACAAACAAGTTTTCAGAGAACGTTAAAATAACATCGGTGGCGGAGTGCAAGTGCGAAAGCTTCATAGTATACCCTTATCTCCTGAATTATTTTTGTATACTAAAGTGACCAAGAATACTCTTGGCCACTCCTACCATCCTCACGTCAAATCAGACAGCACAAGAATCGCTATCGCAAAACTTAGATCCCTCTTCCTTACCATAGTAAGTAGAAAAATCTAAATCTTTCAATTGAGCATTATAGTCCAAGACCTCTTGCTCAGTACAAGGCTCATAAGGAGCCTGGGCATAACCATGATTAGAATGAGGCAAAAAGCTAATGCTCTTCAACTGATCCTCATAAACCTCTAAAACACTAGCTATATCCTTAGCCTCATCAGCCTTAAACTTGACTGTCACAGACACTTGATTGTCTGCCCAATATCTCTGATAATCCACAGTATTTGCGACCTGCTCCCAAATAGATACCTCATTAGTAGGCTTCACTCTAGGATCAGACACAGCAAACTTGATGACCACAGTATTCACAGGATCAGTCACAGATGGCTCAACATGATAACCAGCATCCTTAAGAATCTGCACCAAAGGACTATCACTCTTCACACGAACACGACGCCAATAATGCTGAGCCTCAGGATAATGAATACCAGGAGTGCAACCAGTCAGCAGACTAACAGTGCCAGAAGGCTTCACACTCGTGATCTTGATGCTCTGCGGAATGCACAACCACTTGCTATAAACCTTATCCCACTGCTTAATGACGTTATAACCATCATCACAGAATTTGTTAAGCACTTCACGCCGACCGAACTGCACAAAAGCCTGAACAATACCACTCTGACTAAGACCAATGCGACGATTACGAAGCATAACCGCATTAGTGCGAGCAGAGTGAGTAGGGAGAAGAGTCACAGTCTTGGCGTAGAGGAAAGCAAACTTCAAAGTGCGCTTATAATCTTCATCGTCTTGATGCAAATTGGGGAACGACTCCACCAAACAGCAAAGTTCTGAGTCCTCTAACGATTGTTCTGCGCATTGTCCAACTTGATAACCCTCGACTACCACTTGGCTGGTTTTAGGTTCTGTTAGACAGAACGTATCAGCCTTTCCGACATATTCTATCGATTTGACTGTGACGTATCGACCAGTGTCAGAATTGTTCGAGCCGAAATGAGTTTGCAGCCATTTTCTGGCAGGTTCCATCTTCTCGTTTTGTATGAAGCCGATCTGATCCAAGAAAGACCTGACTTGCTTAATACCAGACACAATCAATTCATATCCAGCCTTCGTCTTGTAGTCCTTCTTACCTCCTTTCCCATCATTCATCGTCATGGTTCTAGCGTCATGTCGCTTGTGGACTGTGCTAGCAATGCCAAATTGGCTCAAAAGAAGGCGGACTTGTCCCAAAAATGGCTTGTTGGATTGACTGATCCTAACACCAATCGTACCATTATCACTGATGTGGATATAACCATCGGCAGACGCAAAACCCCTGATGAAACCGGCAACAGTTTCGCGAGTACCACTCCATATAGAACTAGGGACTCTGTGCTTATCACCAGTTCTCACGCCATCATTCTTTAGAAGCCTACCAAGAACAGCTGACCCTACTCTTTGTTCCACATGCTCAAAATAGTCTTGATCTCGCTGCCAGCCAACATAAGCCGGTTTCTGATTAGAAGACTTATTATGCATAAGATATAACTCATGCATCAAAGAAGCCAATCGAGGAAGAACTGTTTCCACATCTCCTTCATAACAGGTACATTCAGCACGTACCTGACCATCTTTCTTTGGTGATAAAGAACCATCACCAATACACCAACCAGCTAATTCAGCGTAGGCAGGGTCATGGAAATTACCGAAGTGAATAGTCTGATTTAGAGGAATCAAATCGCCAATGTTCAGGTCGCACAATTTAACTCTCTGCTGCATCAAAGATTTCTTCTTGCCACCAACGCGATTAAGCACGATAAATTCATGGTTTTTTGTCGCATCAACACAAGAATTATCTGACATCGTTACACGCCAGATGTCTTCGTTAGAGCCAGTCTTATAAACCTTGGTGGCCTCGACGACGCCATCATTGTTGACGATCTTCTGAGAACCATACTTGCCGACAGGATCATCTCCCAATCCAGAATATTCTTGCATGCCACCAGCGACCCAGAGATCGTATATCGGAACATATCCGTCTTCAGTTAAAAGACGCATGTCTCCTGAGAAGCAAGGGTTACTCCCCACCACCTCCCCGTCGATCCCCTCTTTATAACCATCAATCATCCTACCAAAATTCCTACAATTTTCAAGCCATAGGAAACCAGGCTCGCCATTAGTAGCAATATCCTTCTCATATTGCGAGTACGGCATACCGACCTTAGCGAAAACGCTATTATTGCTAGCCCAACGATGATTATTTAGTGCCGACCACTGAATAGTCCCTTGAGTAAGCAATTCGATTTCTTCTGTGGTGAGACTAGAAGTATCAAAATCGGAAACGTGCAAGTAAGCCACAGAATTGGTGGCCCTGCCCCAAGCCATTCCTTCCTTTTCTTGAATCATT